TCCTTTCCCTTCAATGTCCAGAAGGCTCTGCAATTTGTCCAAAGGTGCAACAACCTCAGGGTTGGTGCTTGCACCGGCATACTCACCAAAGAGACCGAGCGTTGGGCCGTAAGCAATGGCACCATTGGCAAACTTTGGAATAGAGCAAGCCGCAATTATAGCCTGCTGCGTGGCCACGAATCCAGCTGCTATCGCGGTACCGGCAAATGGTATCTCTGCATGAGCTGCGAATGTCATGGCAGCAGCCAGTGCGCTCCATGCTGCCGTGGCAATAGCATTAGCCGCAGAAGTAGCTGCTGCAGCTGCTACTGAAGCCGTTGCGTTTTCGGCTATAGTTGCACTCTCTACAGTCTCTGCTGTAGATTCCGCTGTCTTTGCTGCAGCATGTGCTGTGCTAACAGCCGTAAGAGTCTGAATAATGCCTATTATTGTGTTAAAGCCCTCATAGAGCTGTATCACACCGTCGATGATGGCCGTGACCTTCTGCCAGGCATTTCCATTGCCCTTCAGAGCATCGGTTATGCTCTCTACACCATTGCCAATTCCCTTGATAGCCCCCCAAGCATCCTGAAGCTTGACCTGACTCTTCTTCAGAGCATTCTCATAGCTCTTGTAAGCACTGACCAATCCAAGAACATTCTTCCGCTCTTCATCACCAAGAGGATTCTTTGTGTCATCAAGCATCTTCTGCAGATCGCGAATTTTGTTCTTGATGCCGTCCAGGCCGATTGCCTCCAGCTCAATTCTCAGTTTCTTGCCCTGAAGACCGCCAAGATCGCCAACCTCCTGCTGCATCTGAGGAATTGATGACAGACGTGTCAAAGAATTGCGTTTCTTCTCCAGTTCAAGAATCGTCTTTTGGGTATTGGCTATTTCCTCTGCACTCTGGCGTTTTTGAATGGTGCTATAATAGTTTATAGCTTGCTCCAGTTGCTCTATAGTATTCAAGCGAGAAATATCTTCTGGTGCCTGGAGTGCTTCAATCGTATTATCCCACTCTGTTCTTAGCTTGCGGAGTTCATTGATCTGCTTCTGTACTTCTGCACGCTCTGCCTCTGTGCAATGTTTTAGTTTAGCCTCATAAAATGATATTTCATCATCAAGCTGTTGATAGGTATGAATCTGCTCAATCCCTATTGCCTGGTGTGATTGTTCATCAAAGATTACCTGAAGTTCTTTGAGGACTTTAATCTGCTTCTGAATCTCTGAACGCTCTGTTGCAGTTGCAGTTTTCAGTCTCTTCTCCAAGTGCCCAACCTCATTGCTGATTTGTTGGTAAGTGGTAATCTGATCAATTGGAACTGCAGCATGAGCATTCTCTTCAAACGCTGTTCTAAGGGCGTTCAAACGCTCTATTTCTGCATCTATTTCTGCAAGGTTCTCTTGGGAGGCATTTGACCGAAGGCTACGCTGAAAGGCAATGGCTTCATCAATTCTTGCGAGTGTGTCAAGTTCTACAGGAAGACCTGCTTCTTCCATCACAGCCTTGATGGCAGCTTGCTTCTCTTGGAGTAACCTTATTTGCTGGCTATATTCTGCAATGGCAGCCGTTTCGGTCGGCTTGCACTTATCAAGTTTGTCCTGGTAGTATTTGATGTTGTTGCCCAGTTCTTTATAGCTCTGGGCGTTGGCAATAAGTTTCTTGCCGTCAAAAGGATCATTGCCGCCTTTAGATGTGCTTGACGTTGCAAGACCGTACTTCTTGCCAAGAGCTTTATATCTGGCTTCCATCTGCCTGAGGGTGGCAGCCTCTTTCTTGGCCTGTGCATCATTGACACCCGCAAGACCAGCAACTTTTGTCTTCTGCTCTTCAATAGCCTTGCCGAGATCAGCATAACTCTGAGTGTGCCAATCGACAGTTTGAGTAGTTTTCTTCGTGGTTGCTGCCAGTTCCTTCTGTGCTTCAGTCATCTTGCTGACACAGATGTCAAAATTGCTCTGCAAGCGTGCAAGGTCAGCATCTGCTTGGGCGAAAGCTTCAGATGCTTGTTCGTACTGTTCCTTGCCTCCCTCAATATGGTCATAGTTATATGATACGCGACCTTTACCATCCATCTGCTGCTGACCAAGCTGTGCCATTGTAGCAAGAGCATTTTGTTTCTCCAGCTCTTTGGCTGCTATCTGGGATGCTATTACCTTGGCCTGAGCTTCATAGCCAAGTTGCTGACAATAGACCTTACTTTTGGCAACAAGGGTGTCATACCATTCTGCTGCAGACTGATGGTAGCCAAGCGCCTCACCATACTTTCTGTTTAATTCTTCTACAGTTGCTTTTGCATTACCATTGGTCTTTATGAGGTCCTGGAGTTTTATCTTCTCCATTTCAATCTCTGACTGTGCCTGAGCTGACGCATTGGAGAACGCATCTGTTGACTCTTTCAGGATGTCAATCTTCTCTGCAGCTTCCTCCGCTTCATCTCCCACAGAACCAAATAAGGCTGCAAGACCTGTAATTATAACGCTGATGCCCATTGTCAAAGCTGCATACAATGCCACAACAGCAGCCGTTAAAACTCCTGTAGCTACGGCTGCATTATAGTTGCTTGCTGTATATACTGCATTGGCAATAGATCGTGCTTTTGTCGCAACTGTACTGAGTGCCGTTTTTGCTGCAGCAAGAACATGAGCTGCAGCAAATGCTTTCAATCCTGATGTCGCAGTTCTCAGCGTCATAGTCAGCTGCATTCCGCTTGTGATTGCCATTGATATGTTTGCAATCATGGCAACAGAAGGGCCTGCACTGCCAGCGAGTTCACCTATCCAATCAGTCAAAGCTGCAATCTGGTTCTTCAGCATCTGGGTTGCACTGTCTCCTGTGCTGGACATCTGATCAAATGCGTCATCAATGGTTCCGGCACTGTTGGCCATAGCATCTATATTCTCACCGAATTTGTCTGCAAGTTCACCATTCAGAGGAATGAGGGCACGCAGAGCTTCAGCACTGCCAAACAGCTTTGCATAAATCTCCTGCTCCAACATGCCATGAGCTGCTGCATACTGCTCCACATCCTGGTTTAATTGAGTGAGGAAGTTACGCATACCTCCAGCAGCCTTGATGGCAGCAGCATCAAACTGAATACCCATCTGCTGTGCCATGGTTGCTGCCTCGCTTGAAGGTTTGATCAGAGCTGTAAAGATGGCGGCTAACTGTGTGCTTACCTCTGCCGTATTACCTGAGACACCTGTCAGGGTGGCGAATGAAGCCATCAGTTCATCTATGCTGACACCAAGCGTTGCAGCATTACCGCTGACACGTGGCAACGCTTGCGCCAGCTGCTCAAATGACGTGACACCATTCTTGGCAGTCATCTGTATTTTGTCCTGGATGTCACCTGCAGTTTCCCACTCCATACCATAGTTCTTTATGATGGTTGAAGTGACCGTGACAGTCTGCCCAAGGTCAGCAATACCACCAACAGAGGCACGAGCTGACTTGTTCAAAAATGAAATCCAGTTGTCTTCTGGAACACCGTTTGATATAACCTGGTACAATCCATCGGAAAGTTCCTCTCTCGTTTTGGGAATCTCTTTTCCGAGGTCGGCAACCGAAGCCTTCAGGTCTTGAAATTCCTTCTCGCTTTTCCCTGCCATCGTATTGACAGCACGCATTGAGGCATCAAAGCTCTGCTGTGTGGATATGAGACCTTGGAAAGCGTCATTTACCTGACCGATGGCAGTCGTTATATTGCCAAGCGTTATGGATTTAGCTGCCATATTATGCAGTTCGTCCGTTGCACGCTTAGCACTTTGAACAATCTTTCCGATTGCTTCATCCGCATTTCCTGCCTCTACAGTCAGTTCTCTGAGGACTTTTCCACCGTCATCAGTAATTTTTATCTTGAAATTTACTTCGTTTGCCATTTTTTTTGTAATTTTGCAGCAGAATTAAGAAATTAACTCATTATGGACTTCCACATTCTTGCAATCATCATTGCCATCTTCATGTTTGCACTTGCTCCAAGTGCATTCGCTTCCGCATGGGCAAAGGCCATCGCAAGAGGGGCTGCTGTCATCCTCGCCATCTGGGGACTCTCGGCTTTCCATCCACTTGTGCTTGCTATAGTCATTTCACTGGTTATAGCTGTTATTCTTTACTACGGCATCGCTAAGGTTTCTTAATCGACAACATCCTCAGGACTTACTTTCTGAGTTTCTATCCCATATCGTTTTAACGCTGCCTGATAACGCGCTTCTTGTTCCTCACTGCTCAGGACCTCTTTCGATTCTGTACTGCGTTCCCAAGGGAATACAACAACATCCACAGGTCTGAGCTTCTTTTTTGAATACGGCTGAAGAATGCACATACACAGATAGCGCGTTTTCTCCCATTCAGAACGATCACGCATTTCTGCATGCTTGCTCCATGCCTCAAACACTGAGTGGAACTCAAAAGGGGTGCATCGTTCAAAGTCACGAAGACTCATCCCAAGGCACCCCATACCGATTCCCATCAGTTCCTCAATGCAACCGGCTACGCCTGGTTCGTCGTTTTTTTTTCTTCCGATTGCATATCAGAATAAAAGTCCTGAAGACCCGCAGGCTCCAAACTGTCCGCATACTGCTCGAAGCTCATGCCGAACTCCACGCCATCAGCATTGCACGCACTGGCGGTACAACACCACATGAAGAGTACCATTTCGCTCAGATCATTTGCTTTGATCTCGCTTACATCATGACCGCTCTCATGCTTGAAACGCACCATTGCGCCCATGGTCACGCGGCAAGGGTACTCCTTGCCATTGATTTTGATCGTTTTCTTGTTCATTGACGGTTAAAGGGGGTTAGGATGTTGTACCTGATGTGATAGCACCGCAATTCTCGAGTGTCAGGCTGTACTTCTCATCGTCGCCGGCCTGGCCATCATCTTCGAGACTTGTAATGATGAAGTC